TCAAAGCTGTTGCCGCTGAAAAACTTGTAGCAGAACCCGCCTTTGGTGGTCTGCGCTTCGCCAGTCAGCACAATCTGGGTGTCCGTGGCAGTCTCGATGGTCGTGGAAGCCGCCATCGGCATATCAGGCCACACATACCAGACCCCCCAGCGATAATTCCAGACCACCGCTTGGGTACATTCGTCCTCCAGTGCCGTGGCACTCGGCCAGAACCAGACCACATGCCCATTTTCGACATCATGCACCGCATGAATCTTCGTGCGCTGGGCATAGAGATAGGTCTTGAGGGTTTCCTTGACCGGTGTGGAAATGATGATGTCGTTGTTGCCGTCAAAGAGGCGAATGTCGCCCAGGGGCGTGAAATACGCCAGCATCACCCGTGAGGTGGTGACGTTCTGCCCCGAGGCATCGGTATAGACCGCCCCGGCGGGCACCTTGATGACGGAGCGGTGCGAGACCGTGCCGGTGACCGCATTGGACTTGGTGCGTACCCAGTCCATGATGTCGGAGACTATTTGTCCGGTGCCACTGACGGTCCAGATGGATCGTTCCTGAAAAGCGACCAGCATTCCCTCGAAGTCCCCATGAAGTGCCGTGAGGATGTCCCCCACTGAACTTTGATCTGTGAAATCGAGGTAGTTATTGGCCCCCACCTGATCGGGTTCGCCGGGATCGGACCAAAACACGCGACGGGGATTGGTGTCGGTGCGTCCCCACCAGAGGCGTTGCTTATGCGGTTCACAGAAATACGATCCGGTGGCTGGGGCATCTCCATGCTCCTGTAAGAGTCGATGTTCAAGAATGTCAAGGTCCGACGCATTGTCGGTGATACTGGTCGTGGTGCGTCCGTCGATAAACGTGACGAAATAGAAGTTCGCCCCCGTCCCGGTGGTGCGGTAGAGTTCGTAGCCCACAACGTCGGCGTCTGAATCGGCTGCCCATGAGAGATCGGCCTGTTCGTCCTGCAACTGGATGATGTTGGAGGTCACCGACCCCGCACTGCGAACTTCATCGCCATCCACGCTCACCATCTTCCAGCTATAACTGCCGTTCAGTTGCCCGGAGGCGGCGTTGACGGCGGCGGTGATCGTCGGGGACTTCGCGGAGGGTCCTGCCGTACTGAGCGCACTGCCGTTCCAGAGACGGGGGGCGACCACCCCATTAGCAAAGAACAGATCATTGTCCACTTGGGCAAAGTCAGGGATAGCGTCCACTGAGCCGCCGCCCAGATCCGCAATAAACGTCCACGCCACGCCATCATTGGTCGAGTACCACAGTTCATACTCATCCGAGCCGTCGTCAAAGACCCCGAGGAGTTGGCGCGTGAAACTCGCCCCCGTCTGTCGATAGGCGCGAAGGTCTCTCAGGCGCGTGGCGCTAGCGCCGGTATTCGTGGTGACCGCTGAACTGTTCTGCTTGGCGTAGCCGAGAATCTTCTTCGCCCGTCCGAGTTTATCGATCCAGAGATTCCGCGACCCACTGCTGGAGTAGATCGTCGGGAGCGCCACAGAGTGAATCCCCTCCTGCGTCCCGAGAAAGACCGTGAAGGTCTGAGTCTGGATCGGATAGGCCACAATGCGTCCTAACTGGGCGGTTCAGGCCACGTAATATCCGTGGGATCGTCGTGATCCTGCGGCACATCGCGGAGGCTCTGGCGATAGGCAAACCACGCGGCTTCTTCGACACCCGACAGTGGGCTGTCAGCAAGCGCCGTCCAGTCAGACCCCGAAAGACGACCATTGCGGTCTACGCGCACGGCCTCCCACGCGACCGCTTCCATCGCGGCTGGGCCGTCATGGGCTTCGATAATCTCGGTGACCGCGACCTCTTTAACTTCAGGCACCGTAATCCATAAATGCTCCCCGTCACGCCCCTCCACGGCTTGAGGTGTAATCCCCCCGGCAATAAGCTCCTGATGGACCGTGGGGAGGTGGTGCGCGGTTTCAAAATGGTATCGTGGCATTCAGTTATCCTAACTTGATGCATTCAAAAAACGAGACAGTATCTTCGCCACTATTCCCCGCGTCGTAGTAGTCGATGATTAAAGAGCTATCGGCCTGAACTATCACCTCGATGTAATCCCCCTCGGCTAAGTCCATAATGTCGAGTCGGTTTTTACAAAACCAAGTCGCCTCTTCCCCAGTGGCCCCCTTAATAACTCCGTTTTTGTAAAACAGGATACGCATATAACCGGAGACGGTGTCCTCAAGCTGCATCTGACAATGTATTAAATATTTCCCCGCCTCGCCGACAGGCACGGTGAGTCGGCTATTGTTCGTGGCGTTATCGTGATAGGCGTCAGTATCGAATGTCTCTTGATTCCAGCTTACGGTTGTCGGAACCCCGCCGGTATGATTTTGGTCGGCGTCCTTGTACACTCGGCATCCCTTGTAAGATGTACCACCAGCAGCCCACGCCACATCCGTGCCATCGCTGGTAAGGACTTCGGATGCTCCCCCTACGGCAAGACGCGCACCGGTCAGAGTTCCATCTGGGGAATACAAAATATCCCCGCGAGTCGTCAGAGGCGAGAGCGCGGCAAATCCTGCGGCGGCGGTTCCTGCCCCTGTCCCCCCATCGGCAATAGCGACATCGGTGCCACCCGCCCGGTAAAGGGCGTTGCCTTCCACCGTCAGATTTCCTGCACTCGCTCTGGCTAGCGTGGTGTCACTCGCTGCACCAACCTCAATCGCCGTGAACTGTGGGCTGTCTCCGGTGCCCACGCCAATACTCGTGCGAAGGGTCGCGCCACTTTCGGCCACGGGATCAGTGGACCCGTTGCCCACGATCATCTCGCTGTCGGCGAGCACGGCCATCGCCGTAATCGCTGACGACCCACTGCCCAGCAAGATCCCGCCGTCTGTGAGCGTCGAGACTCCGGTGCCGCCATGCGCGACTCCAACATCCGTCGCTTCCCAGGTGCCCGTGGCAACGGTGCCCAGAGTGGTCAGCGACTCTTGCCCGACGTAGGTCGTGGCAATCGTGATGTCATCGGCGTTGACCGTAATCTTGTTGGCGGTGCCGATGACATTCAGGGTAACAGCCCCAGAGGCACCCCCACCCGTCATCCCAGCCCCCGCGACGACTGAGGTAATGTCGCCGCTCACGGGCGTGGCCCACTGGAGCGTGCCATCCGTATTGTTAATACTCAGAACTTGATCGACCGATCCGATGGCGGCAGGTAATGTCAGCGTATAGGACCCGGACACCGTCGCGGGCGCATCGAGGCCGACATACTCCCCGCCTGAATTATCCTGAAGGCGCAAGTCGCCTTCGGCAGTTACATCGACCTGTCCTGCGGTGACCGCCGTGAAGGTGGGACTGTCTCCTGTCCCGACCCCAATGCTGGTTCTGAGCGTGGCTCCGCTCTCTGCGACCGGATCGCCAGAGCCATCCCCGACAATCATTTCACTATCGGCCAGCACGGCCATCGCGGTCAGCGCACTGGTGGCACTGCCCAGCAGCACCCCACCATCCGTGAAAGTCGCTGCCCCCGTGCCTCCGCGATTCACCGCGAGGGTGCCGGTGGCGTTCGCTGCCGCGAGGTAGTACGCCCCTTCCTGTCCGTCGAGCTTGTCAGCGTCGAGGTAGGTGACGACCGCCGATCCCGAGATACACGCGAACGGGGCATTCGCGCTGCGACTGAAGGTATGCAGCCCCGTGATCGTGTAGGCGTTTTCCTCCGTAACAACGGTATTCCCGCTTAAATCCGCATCCGTGTTGGCAACTTGAATGTCAGCCATTTATGCCTCGATATACACCAGTGCCCCATCGACCGACTGGGCACCGCTGAGTTCCATATTCAGCAGAGTCGCCGCCGAGGTCTCAAACCAGCCCACCGGATTGAACGGCAGTACAATCGTTTCCCCCGAGGTGGGTCCCATCTGCCCCGTGAGGGCGGTACCGTCCGCGCCATCCTCGAAGCGGATGGTCACAGCCGATCCCGTCATGGTGGCAAAGAGCGCCAGCACGCGGATCTTCTTGCCCGACACGGCGGCGACCAAGGTATTGTTCCCGCTGGACGCGGCATCAATCGCCGCCCGTTTGACCAGTTGGCCCTCGTAAATATCCTGAAAACTTTCCTGTGCGTGACCCATGCCGACTCCTATTCTGAATGCAGATACCGATAATCGTAGCCGGGGGCGCGATCCCGGTTAAAGCGTGTCATCGCCTGAATGACCGGCGCAAAGGTTTCCATCCCCACCTGGGTAATCGGGGTGGACTCATCGTCCTTGCCGACGCGCAGCAGCTTCACGGCAAACGTCGCTACCGGCAACAGCGCGACATCCGGGTACCCAAAGGTGCCTCCAGCCGTAATGTCCGACGCCGCCACAAGACCGTAATACCGCACCGTATGGGTCGCACTCGGCAGCGGGTCCCAGAAAATCTTGGCGCCATTCGTGAAATAGCGCACCGGCTTCCCGGTGGTCGTTGAGGAGGCGTAGACAAAATTCGGGGAGAACCCCCCGGACGTATAGTGGTCACCCACGGGTCCGACGCGCTCCAGATCCCACACCGGACGACTCGTATCGGCATCAAGATATTGCAGCCGATCAATTCTCAGCAGCCCGGTCGGAAAGGTCGTCGCTTCGGTACTCGCTGCCGTCGTCACAGTCCCAATCGTACTGCCCATGACATTCGGTTGCAGCGCAAGGAGCG